GCATACCAACCTTGCTTTGGTTTTGTAATATAACCTGCTTCCAGAGCTAAGTCAAGGAATCCTGACCATTTATTAATGCCAGAATCAAAATTTACCGTGATTGGAATCTTGGATTTTTCTTTTACATGTCGGGACTTTTCTACATTAATGACAAAGTGATATCCCTTTAGTTCCTTGTCATCCTTATCCTGCTGACGCCCAATGATCCAAATATTGCTTGCGGAATAATAAATTCCAGTTCCACCAGATACAATTGGCTTTGAATACATCTCTTGAGTCATATAGATGTGATTCACGACTACCATAGGAATATCTTTTAGCGTGAGATGAGGAGTAATCATCCTAAAGAGACTTTTTAATTGCTTAGCCCTGGACATATCTGCCGCAGAAGAACCTTTCAGAGCATCCTCAACTTCTTTCTTTGAAGCAAGATTACCAACAGAATCGACAATAATCATTACTTTATCTTCACGTTTAAGTTCGTTTAGCTGTTGCATGATATCAAACTTAAGTTGTTCAATATCAGTAATAGGTGTATGTACAACTGATTCTAGAGGAACACCAAATGAAGTGAAGTAAGATTGTGGAGTACCAAACTCAGAATCATAGAATAGAATAATACCATCAGGATACTTCTTAAGAAACGAAGCAGCCATGAGAAGGCTAAAAGCAGTCTTAAAGTGCTTTGATGGTGCAGCAAGTACCAGTAGACCAGGTGTTATACCACCATCAATACTTCCACCCAATGCAATATTGATCCCTGGAACTGGAGTAGGAATCATATCGTTTTTATTATAAACTTTAGACTCTGTAAGAGTTGAAGTAAAATCAATAGTGCTATTTTTAATAAGTCGTTCTTTGAGGCTCATATTTCTCTCCAATTATACTATGGTAATTATATACCAAACAATATTAATCGTCAACTAACTTATTAATCTTTTTGATAAACTCATCAATCTTTTCTACACGATCTTTACCATTCCACTTAATCATATCCTTTTCAGGATTCTTTTTAAGATTAGTGAGAAATGGTAGAATCATGGCTCGAAGTTTTTCTAGTTTTTCATTTGCTGTATCTACTTCAGTCGACAGTTCTGTAGAGTCTGCAAATGAAAAGCCGAAGTCATGTTCTTCTTTCATTTTTGTTTCCTTATATTCACAGTTTGGTTCACATTCTTTATATAATCCACACGGACATCCACCACCATAATCATATTTTGCCATTAGAAGAATGACTCCAATGTTGACCGTTTTTCTACATCCCAGCCAATGATTTCCACAATAGCCTTGATGGGTTCTAGAAACGACTTGTTGAACTGAGAATCATAGTCGATATACTTTGAGAAATCAAGTTCCTCAGGTAGATCATCCGGAACGGAAATGACATGTTCCATAAGCGGATTGGGTAGTTTTAGATAAGCAAACCTAATCTTGTCACCATCACCGATAAGTTGATATTTTGTATCAAGCCCACGCTTCTGGATCAGATTATTGTAGAGCAAAGCACCTTTCACATGGATTGGAGTACCTTTAGAATAGATAGTATTCCGATCCCGGTACTTGTCCATACCATTCATACCACGTGGAAATGCTACGTCCTCAAATGGTAGTTTCATGAAGTCAGTTTTAAACTCTGCAATAAACTGATGTAGAGTTTCCTCATCCTTATTCATAATAATACTAAGACACTTTTTGATATGTGCTCGGCATACTTTAGGAGTAGATGATCGGACTGCCTCAATACCCTGAATCTTGAGTTGTGGTTCAGAGAATTGAACACCCTCAATATTCCAGGCATTTAGAATATACATCTTGGCGGCTTTCCAGATGCCCTTGTCAGCAATAGTTTCACGCTTCATAAACATCTTTTTATCATAGGAGTGCATGTAGTCTGCTAGATCGTCAAATGCTTTTTTAATAACATTCTGAATCTTAGTATTACAGAACTTATCAAGTGCATCCACAATCTTTAGAGGATCTTTTACACCAAGTAGATTGACTAGTGGTTCCATATTGATATAAAGTGAGTCCGTATCAGATGCAATCACATAGTCGACTGATTTAGTTTTCAGAACTGTATTCATGTACTCATTGATGTATCGTTCCGCCCACTGAATTGTGAGCTGACCAGATGAAGTAATAGCCTCAGCCATATCAAAATCGAACCAACGGAAGTATGGATTTGATAGAGCGCCGTAGAAGCTGTTGAGTTGGATCTTTTTTGCAAGCTGTAGATTGTGATATCGTGCTACTTCATTTGAAAACACTTTACGCTCCAAAGACTCTGTAGGAAGAGACTCTAGTTTCTTTTTGGCTTCAAGCATTTTTGTCTTATAGTTTGCACGATCATTGAACATCTTTTCCATGAGTGCTGATGCAAAGCCTTGCTTTTGCTTTGTGAACTTTACACCATTTGCAGCATAGGAATAACCATGATCTTCTACCACCGCATATCCATCAATCAGTGACTTGAGAGCAGGCCAATATTGTTCACGCCCAACTTTAGTCTCTGGTGAGATATTATAGTGCATGATAAGATGTGGATAGAGTGAAGTCAAGTCAAATGAAACCACCCAGCGATACATACCGGGTTTGACTTCCTTGACGTGACCACCCATAAGATGATCGTCAGTTGTTTTTTTAGTAAACTGAGGGACCACAATGCATCTATCAAGAAGATAGTTGTGCACGATAATATCCCAAGGCTTTACAGTTGTCATAGTATCAACATAGTTGACCTTAGCATCATAAGCAAATGCCATGACAAGTTCAATAAAGCCAAGTTTTTCCTCAAAGCGGTCAATAAGTGCTACGTCTTGGATATTGTAGTCGAAAAACAGTTCTGGATTCCGTTGATATAGATCCTCTAGGGATTCATAACCCATGGACTTATAGTCTACCTTGCGTTCACCAAGAACTACCTCGGCAATATTATCAAGCTTGTAACTTTCCTCATTACCAAACGAGAACTTCTTGTAGAGTTGTAGATAGTCTAGAACATTGATACCAGAAGGTGTGTATGTAGTATTTTCTTTATCATGAGTAACAATCTTACGCTCTTCAAGGAAACCCCATGGAGAGAGTTTTTTGGCTTGTTCTTTACCTAGGATATTTGTGATTCGATTGACAAGATATGGAATATCAAAGAATTCAATATTCCAACCGGTAAGAACATCAGGTAGGAATCTACCGGACTGCCACACTTGTAGAAACTTATCAAGTAGTTCCCATTCGTCCTTGCAATGGACATAAGTGATCTTGTCAGACTTAGGTTTATATGACTTTGTACCAAAGACCACCATTTCACCACGACGAGAAATAGTGATGGCAGTGATTTCCTTATCGGCTGTTTCAATATTTGGAAATCCGCCATCACTTCTTGTTTCGATATCAAGGGAGATAATATTGATCTTGGATGAATCGTGGTTTAGTTCACCACGGAACGTATCATAGATGTATAGATATGGAAAGTTATTGAGACCATAAATCTCCATATTATCCACACCATCGTACTTCTTGAGGAAGTCACGAGCATCGGAGATAGAGTCGAACTCTAGTTTTTCTACTGGTTTCCCATCTAGAGTTCGGAACTCGGTCCTTGAATCCCTACGAGCAGGGATAAACATGTATGGTTTGTAGTTGACTACTTCTGAAAAACGACGACCTTCACGGTATCCACGAACAAATACCTTATCACCTCGACTGAAAACATTTGTATAGAAATAACTCATTCATAACTCCACTATCAATCAAGGTCATTATATTACAGGTGTGGCAGAATGTCAACCGAGTAAAGGGTGGTCAAGAAATATTTTATATAAATAAAAATGTAGATCACGATGTTACCAGCATCTATCTACTCTAGTCTAACCCGTTTGTAAGGAGTCATTATGACCAGCCAAGATATTTATAACCTATTTGATTCGTACTTTGTTCAAAACAAATACACCACTATATATTTGTCTTTATGCAAGAAGGCTAAAGAGAGAGCCTTATCTAAATCTGATGCAAAGAAAATATTAGGTTATGTAGAATCACATCATATAATCCCATTTTCCATTGATAAATCACTCGATAAAATCAAAGCAAATAAAGTTCATTTGACCGCAAGAGAACATTTCTTTGCGCATAAACTATTAATAAAAATAGTAAAAGAAGAATATAAATCAAAAATGGTTTCTGCTGTTATGAAGTTCTGTCAAACTAATAATCTTCAAAAAAGAAATCTAAGATCTATAGATTATCATTATATAAAAGTTATTGCATCTGAAAATCTTTCAGGTAAGAATAATCCAATGTATGGTAGAGAAGGATCTATAAAAAATAAAATAGCTATAACAAATGGAAATGAAACTAAGTTTATTAATAAAGATGAAAATATACCTGCAGGTTGGTATCTAGGTACACATCTTAAAGGTTTTAAAACTTATACTAATGGTGAAAAAAATATCCTTATCCTATCAGATTCAGATGAAATACCAGATGGATTTAGATCCGGATCCATTTTAAAGGGTAAACCATCCTCCTTAAAAGGTAGAAAAATAGGATCATATAGTGAGGATAGGATTAATAAACAAAAAATGAGTATCCAAGGATTTAGATTTTATACAAATGGTATAGTCGATATTAAAATAACCGATAAGCAATCTATACCTGATGGCTTTAAGCCTGGAAGAACACACGGTATATTATCCGAAGATGCAAAAAAGAAATACGAAATGCTTTCCATACAATGTTTTGGATTTAATGATGAAGAAACATTTCGTATAGCTTTAGAACATTCAGTTAATATAGATAAGTTGACAGCAGTTCAGTTAAATAGAAAATATATCAAAAATAAAGATATTAATCGTAATATCCCCAGTTTAGGATTTTGGATTAATAAGTTTAATCTTGTCCCAATAAAAGGTAAACCAGGTCCTAAATCACAAAAGATTTAAACATAGATTAAATAGACGAGTTCGATCTTCAAGGCCGTGGGTGCCACCATTGATTTTTTTGGTAACAGTCACTATATCTTGAAGATCGGACCAGTGATTTAGATTATTGGTTGTCCAGAACCATCCTGCCGAATCAATTGCACCTTCTGGTGTAGTTAAATATTCTACTACTTCATCAAGTTCCATCCCTATATAAGCTGCAAAAGCTGAATAGTTTGCCTTTCCGGTCAACTGAATTGCGCCTTTCCCAGAATAGCGCCAACCATCACCAGAGCTTTCTGGTCCATTACCCATTCGATTTGCATAGACTCTATTGGCAATCCTTTCTGGATTACGAGCATAGTCATTAGGATTTACATCTCTAAAATATTTTGGAAATACTACAGCTAGTCTATCGGCTCTATAGTTTAGATTTTCCTCTACTACACTAAGACCGGCAGATTCATGCCCAATCTGTGCCAAAAACA